AAGAGTTTGAGAAGATACTTTTCCTACTTGATTTTAGCAATCGTGGGTACGAAATCTTTAGAAGATGGTATATTGATGGTCGTTTGTATTTTCATGTTATACTAGACGATACAAATCCTAAAATGGGAATTAAAGAATTACGACCCATTGATCCGATAAAAATTGCAAAAGTAAGAAATGTAAAGAAAGACACAGTAAAGAAAAATGGTACGTCAGTCCCAGTAATTACAGACATTGAAGAGTTTTATATTTACTCTGACACATCAAACAATAAAACAGGAGTCTCAACACCAACTACTGGACTAAAGATTTCTCCTGACTCTATCGTTTACTGTCACTCAGGTAACATCGATACGGGATCGAAAAGGGTAGTTGGTTATTTACACAAAGCAATTCGTCCGCTGAACATGCTTCGACAAATCGAAGACGCAGTGGTGATTTATCGAATGTCCAGAGCGCCAGAACGTCGAGTGTTCTATATCGATGTTGGTAATCTTCCAAAAGATAAAGCAGAACAATACATGCGAAGTCAGATGACTCGTTATCGTAATAAGATTCAATATGATCAAGAAACAGGTGAAATCAGAGATGATAGAAGACACTCATCTATTCTAGAGGACTATTGGTTGCCTCGTAGAGAAGGTGGTAGAGGAACAGAGATTTCTTCCCTCGATGGTGGTCAGAATCTTGGTGAGATGGAAGATGTTCAATACTTTATGAAGAAACTGTATCGCTCATTGAATATTCCTGAATCACGAATTGAAGCAGAAAACGGATTCAATATGGGTCGTTCTTCGGAAATCACACGAGATGAAGTGAAGTTCTTTAGATTCATTGATCGTATGCGAATGAAGTTTTCAGATTTATTCATGCAGTCTTTGAAGACTCAATTGATTCTTCGTGGTGTAATGAAAAGCGAAGACTGGGATAAAATTTATCAAGATATTTCATTCACATTCAAAACAGAATCTTACTTCCATGAACTGAAAGAGGCAGAAATTCTAAAGGAAAGAATTGATGCACTTCAAACAGTTGATGAATACGTTGGTAAATACTATTCAGTTGAATACGTTCGCAAGAATATATTGAAACAATCTGAGCAAGAAATAAAAGAAATGGATTCTCAGATCAGTAAAGAGAGTGACAATGGAGATATTGCACCCGAAGGTGGTGCTATGCCGCCAGGTGGACCAGAAGCAGGAGAAGATCCAAATGAAAGAGAATAATTTATATGACATGATTCGTTCAGCGTTTAATACAGACGAAGAAGGATTTAAGTCTTTCTTTGATGATGAAATGAAAGATAGACTTGCAGGAAAATTTGCTGAGAAGCATGTAGAAATATCAAGAGATGTTCTTACTCAAGATGAAAATGAGGCAGATGAACATCAATCAAATGATACATAATATAAAAGGGGAAGTCATGTATACACAGAAAATCATTGAAAACATTTTGTCGAATGACTTAAAAGGTGCAAGAGAAATTACTCATACTATTCTCAGTGCAAAATTGACTGAAAAAATTAATGATGCTTATGACGAAATTGCTCCTACCGTTTTTGGTGAAGCAAAAAAAGCACCTGTTACAGACAAAGATGATGATGGTGAGGGAATGGATCCCGTTGGTGCAGAGGATGATGATGTTGATAATGATGGTGATTCAGATAGTAGCGATAAGTATTTAAAAAATAGACGCAAAGTCGTTACTAAAGCAGTGAAACAAGACGAACAAGTTGGAAGGGCTTCTGCTGGTCGTCAAAGAGGTGGTGAAACAACTTTTGGAGTTCGTAAAACTGAATTTAAAAGAGCAGATCCAGAAGAACGTTCAAGAATAAAACAAAGACATTATGCAAATAAAGAGCGTCAGACTCGTGACATGGAAGCAGAGCGTAAACGTAACCAAAGAGAACGTGAGCGTAAGCAACGCGAGAGAGGAATGAACGTATAATGAAACTCATCACAGAAATGAATGAGGATATCAAGATCACAGAGGAGATAAATGAGGCTACCTCTGAGAAAAATTATTTCATTGAAGGTATCTTCATGCAGGCTGAACAGAAGAATCGTAACGGTAGAGTCTACCCCAAAGAAACTCTAATGAAAGAGGTTAACCGTTACAATGAGGAGTATGTTCAAAAGAATAGAGCATTAGGTGAACTTAATCACCCTCAAGGTCCAACTGTTAATCTTGATCGTGTTTCTCACATGATCAAAGAACTTCGTGAGCAGGGTAATGATGTTTACGGAAAAGCAAAAATCATGGATACACCAATGGGTGATATTGCTAAAAATCTCATTAAAGAGGGTGCAAAATTAGGTGTGTCTTCAAGAGGTATGGGATCTTTAAAACAGAATAGAAGTGGTGTAAACGAGGTTCAAAAAGACTTCATGCTCGCTGCTGTTGATATTGTTGCAGATCCATCTGCTCCTAATGCCTTTGTAAACGGTATTATGGAAGGTGCAGAATGGGTCTGGGACGGTGATGTTCTAAGAGAGAAGCAAATCTCTGAGTATGCTCAAGCAATCGAAAAAGCGAGCAAACGAGAATTAGAAGAAAAATGTTTATCTGTATTCACAGATTTCATCTCAAAACTGTAATAACTATAAATAATGAGAGTTTAATAGCCAAAAGGAGTTAACAAAAATGGAAGACTTGGATCCAATCGAAACTGCAAGACGTATTCTTGCTGGAGACTTCTTAAATAAAGAAGAAGAAACTGTCACCGAAGATTTAGACGAAATCACTATTGAGGATGAGTCTGATCTCGATGAAGCGATGCATGGCAAGAAGAAAATGGAAGCGATGCACGGCAAGAAGAAAATGGAAGCGATGCATGGCAAAAAGAAAATGGAGGCCATGGATGATGACGATGAAGACGAGGACAAAGAAACCGATGAGGATTACGATGTCCCCGCTAAGTCACGCCGTCAACTGAAGGCTAATTACGGTAAGATGAATGCAACTTACGGTAAGATGAACGCTGGTATGAAGATGAAAAAGGAGTCCGAAACCGTCGTTGACGACGAGAAAGATTCTCAAGACACAGAAGGTAAAAAACCCATGGTTAATAAACCAGTTGGTAACGCCTCTTCATCTAACCAAGCAACTCTCAAATCAAAACCATCCAAGGCTTCACCCAAAATTGAAACTCCTTCCATGCAAGAACACATGGATGTTCTCTTTAATGGAGAAGAACTTTCAGAAGATTTTAAAGATAAGGCTATCACTATCTTTGAAACAGCAATTAATGAAAGAATTTCTGCTATTGAAACCGACTTGCATGAGCAGTATGAAGTTCTGATTGCAGAGCATACAGAAGAGGTTACAAAGGAGTTGTCTGAAAAACTTGATGACTACCTCTCTTATGTTGTTGAGCAGTGGATGTCAGAAAACGAACTCGCAGTTGAAACTGGTATTCGTGCTGATATTGCAGAAAACTTCTTAGGTGGATTGAAAGGTCTGTTTGAGAGTAACTACATCGAAGTTCCTGAAGAGAAATATGACCTTGTGGAGCAACTCGCCACCACAGTCGTTGATCTCGAAGAGCAACTACAAGAAGAGTTAGAATTCAATATTGAATTGAAGAAGCAAGTTTCTGAAAAAACTGCTGATGAAATCTTAGCAGAAATCACTGAAGACCTTGTGGACACGGATAAAGAAAAACTTCAAACCCTCGCAGAAAATATTGAGTTTGAAGACGAAGATGCATTCAGAGCAAAGGTAGAAATTCTCAAAGATAACTACCTCGGCGAGTCTGTTGTTTCTGAAGAAGAAATTGATGAATCAACAGAAAGACCCGATGCGGGAGTAATGAGTTCGTATACAGAGGCATTAAGCAGAGTTGCTAAAAATGCTAAGTCGAACAATACACTTTAAGGTTTGAAAAACTAAATTTTATAACTAATACAGAGTAATCACTTAAAAGGAGATACTAAAATGGATTTTAACGGAGTTACACCTTTCGACCAACTTACAGAAAAGTGGTCCCCAGTTCTAGATCATAGCGATATGCCATCTATTCAAGATGACTATCGAAAGAAAGTTACAGCAGCACTTCTTGAAAATCAAGAAGGCGCTCTTCGTGAGCAAGCACTTTCCGAATCACCCCTAAACTCAGCAGGTTCCGCTGGTCTTCAGGGTGTCGGTGGTGATCAACGACCATTGGGTGGTTATGATCCCATCCTAATCTCGCTTGTCCGTCGTGCTATGCC